CGGGGCTCTCGCCCCAGTTCACAAGAACAAGAAGTCGATTGGTAGTCGTTATGCGATGCATACATGACTTGCTCCATACCACCATTTGAAGCCCATTTATGGGCTCCAGGAGGGACTATGGCCATTTACATGGTAAAAAGCCGGTCCGAGTTGTTTCGTGTAATGGAAGTCGTCGGGATACCCAGTCGAGTTGCGGGCTCTCTAATCAACGATTTCTTTAAGTGGTTAGAGAATAACGGTCCTCTTTGGACCGCCAACCGCATTAAGGAGCTGCATACATTGGCCGTTCAGTGGGTAGGTCGTAGCTTCAGATATCGCATCCCCGACAAAGCAGGTATTGCGTGCCATGCTGATGGCACTCCGAAGGGTTCATTTCGGTGGATCTTCAAGCGAATCATGAACATCGATTCGCCGTCCAATCGGGAACTAGACCGATATATGAGTGTACTAAAGATTTACAGTGCATTCACCCTTTTGGTAACAACCAGGCCGCAGTTGGATAAGTTTCTGTCAGCTGTGGAAAACCCCGCACCCGATCGATCTGGATGGGAGTGGACAGATATGGAAGATTACCAAGAGGTACTATCACCACTCTGGTTTGAGTCGAAGTATGACCGACTAGAGAAATGGGTCGATACTCCGAGGCGCAAAGTATTACATGTTGTGCCAGAGAGCGGGTACTTTGGTTCAGTATCCGAGAGAGGCCTTGCAATAGATCAGCACCGCTGGGACGCACAGATTATGAGTCCTGGCCCGTTATCGCACTTCTCCTCGATTTACAATAAAGCATTGGGGAGCCATTCGTTGCCGTCTGACGGAAGGGGCATTTTCCTTTCGGTTATAGACCAGATATCTTTACCTGGCAAAACGCGATGGAAGTTGCAAATGTGTGCTATGGAAAGCATGGTAGGGAAAATTGGGATATTGCAGGAGAGGGGTGCTAAAGCGCGTTACGTTGCTAATCCGTTGAGAGTCCACCAAGTGGCGGTTTCAAAGTTACAACATTTTTTAGAACTTTGCGTCCAGCGTGGGCTTCCTTGGGATTGTACATTTGATCAGGAGAAAGGTGTAAGGTGGCTACAACAAAAACTAAAAGCCGGTTACACCCTGAGGACGACAGACTTATCGTCGGCCTCTGACCGTTTTCCCCTACCAATAATTACCTCATTATTGGAAGCCATTGGCCCCCGTAATAACAAGGAATTTCTAGATACCCTTAAATTACAAGAAAGGTTATCTAGGGGGGCTTGGTACTTTTCCTCAAAGAAAATGCCATCCAAATGGTTTGTCAAATGGACCAAGGGCATACCGCTAGGGATTTATTCTTGTTTTCTGTCCTTTGCGGTCACACACGGGTTTGTTTTACGCAAGCTCGAACGGCTCTACGGATTAGAAGATAGCTTTAGGGTTCTTGGAGATGATGTCATTATGACTACAGAGCTCGGTCAACATTATGAATTTTGGCTTGAGCGCATGGGAGCGCCCACGAATGGGTTAAAAGGACTTACTTCCCAATATGTAGGAGAATTCGCTTCAAGATTGGCCAGTGAACAACGGGTGATCAGAGCATATAAATTTCCAAAAGGGGATAGGCTGTTCCATACATCGGAGCCTTTAGATTTACTAAAGAAGTTTGGCCCGAGGGCCATACGCCTAGTGCCGAAACGATTCAGAGAATCGGTAATATACCTTGCCTCACTGAGTAAATCACGTGGGGGCCTAGGGTGGAAACCACCTCAAGAGTATTGCTCCTTAGATCCGAAGGGACTGGAAGAAATAGTAGCACCAAAAAGTGCGAAAAAGATCCCTGACGTCCTCTATGTCGAAACATATAGAGGGGGTAAGAGTTTTGTCGTACGCGATAAACGACTTGCCGATCGATTGCTTGAACTTGAGATAGCTTATTGTCATCCTCTTCCGCATATACCTTTGGCAATAAGAAGTGCCTCCGATAAAGATGCGAAGGTGCTGTTAAAATCGTTACGCTCTGAAAATGAGTGTGATGTTAAACCTGATGAAGCCTATTGGCGTAGTCATGATTTTAACTGGGAGTTCGAAGACGCAGTGGTGACGAAGTGTGTTCGATTAGAACGCAAATCATCCGTCAGTACTGAAGAAGGGAATCGACCATCGGCCGATTTCCAATGGGAAATCTTACATGCTAACTCGTGTCTGGAAGATGACTACGAAGGATTCGCAGAGCATCTCGACCGCATAGCAGAGCTTGCGGCAGAATATCCTCCAGTACAACCGAGGGAATTCGTTATCCAGGAAGACGCGCCGGCCAAGTTGACTGCCAAAATGAATTTGGTTGTTCGACGCTTGTTAAGTTATGTTTGGGCGAATGCCGTCTCGTCTATGGCTAAGATGTTACTATTAGTCAAAAGAGATTAAAACTCTCATGACGGCCCATCGACGAAACAACGAGAGACAATTGGGAGCTTAATGCC